CCCCGAGTCGAGGAGAACAGGCCGAGAGCCCACTCACTGCTTGGGTCCGGGTTGGCGTTGCCGATCCGGTATGTGCCAGTACCGTTGGCGACAGTGGACGACACGACCGTGTTGATGGTCACATAGTAGGCCCGCTTGTTGGCCGTGTCCCGAACGAAGAATATCCGGCCCACATCCGACGCGATGAACAGCGCGGCCGACATGGTGATGGTGAGGTTCGGCCACGTCCCGGAGATCGTGGCCGTCACGCCGGCGTTGAAGTTGAGGGGGCCAAGGGGCGCCCGGCCGTTGAGGAAGGAGACAGCCGCGCATGAGAACGACGACGGCCCCAGGCGGCTGATCTTATATGGGGGGTAGTTCGGATGGACAACGTAAAGCACGTCCGCGTCCTGCGCGAAGGCGAGGTCGGGGAGGTCTGCTGTCGTCCACGGTGTCGTGACCTCGACCGGCGTGCCGCCCCCGATGACCCCCGTCTGGGTCCAGAAGCGGGCATACTGGTTCCCGAGTTCGATCACGATCGAAACGTCTGACACCGGGACGAAAGGTATGAGACGGACGTTCCCGGTGTTCTTCGTCGGACCGAGGCGCCGCGTCGGCGGCCGCCGAACCAGCGCGCCCTCCGGCGTGACGATGAAGTTCTCCGCCTTCTGGAGCGCCCGATAGTACTGATCGAGATCGGTCCGGCCGAGGAGAAACGGGGACCATTCCCCGGAGGACCACCCGTTCCGAACGGTAAACGCGCGAGGCATGAGGGCTACTCCCCTGCCCGCCACGCCAGGGGCGGCATGTTACTGCCTCCCGACGTAGGGCAGCGGAGCAGTCAGCCGCCGACCCGCCGTCTCCAAGCGCCCGGGCATGACTGCAACCTCTGCCGGCTGCTCAATCGCAGCGGCACGACGGGCCGCCAGAAGCGCCCTGTCCGCTTCCTTCGAGAAGTATTCGCCCAGGCTCGCGTCGGCCCCGAGGCCGAGAGCCACGTCATGGGCCAGCTTGTACACGATCAGGTCCACGAACAGCGGGTCCCAGCGCGTGACGTTGGTCTCGTCGCGAATGTACATGACGTACATCGTATCCACGTCGGCCAGAAGCTCGTTGTTCTCGATCCGGTAGGTCTCCGGAGCATCCGTCAGGGTCTCCCGGGACCCATGAGAGTCCGGGTTGGCCGCCACCAGCGCGATGAAATCGGCCGGGAGGATCATACGATGCTTCCACCCGAAGGCCGGGGCCGGCGGGCTCGGGCTCAGCACGACCCGAGTGAAAGCGAACGGCCACCTGTACCGCTTGAGGAGCGCCCGACGCTGCACCGGATAGGACGTGTTGAGAATGGTGGAGGCGATGTTGTCCTGCCCGGGAGACAGGAGCAGCCCCTTCTCTCGCGCCCTGATGAGGGCGAGGTTGAACACCTCGACGAGAGAAGGGGCCGTCACTGTCGTGGGCTCAGGTCACGTACTGGATCACGCCGCGGATGCGGCCGGTCGTCACGGGAGAGGTGACGATCTGCACCTCGACGTACACCAGTTCGTACCCCTCGACGCCATCCCGGGACTTGCCCACGTAGTCCAGGCCGCGCGCGATGCGGTCGATTACCCACTGGCCCGCGGTGGCGAGGTTGAAGGCGTTCGCGCCGGCGAACACGTTATCGGTCGTCTCAACCCTGATCTTGCCGTTGGTGGTCGCAGACCCGAAGACGTTCGTCACCTCGAACACCCCGCCGACCACTCGCGCGCCCTTGGGGAGCCGGCAGAGGAAGAGCCGGTCACCAACAGCAACGTTGGCGCCGGGGGCGATATCGAACGTGACCGCCTGAACGTGGCCCTGCTGGAGCGTCCGGTTCGGGAGAGCGGGCGGCGTCGCCCGCTGCCCCGTCAGTACCGTGGAGAAGAAGTCAGGCATTGTAGCGTCCTCCTATCAGGCGATCTTCCGGGCGTGGATGCGGACCACGCGGACGTCCTCGACGCGGCTGGCACCCCACGCGCCCATGACATACGCCTGCCAGGGCCGCGTGCGAAGGTCCGGCCGCGGGTCGATGAACGTCTGAGGCTCCTGGGCCACGCCGAACTCCAGGGCATCGTTGCGATACATGAACACCCGGTTGGCCGGCGTGCCACTGTCATACGAACCGTCCGCAATGTCCGGGATGAGCTCGGTAATGAAGAACCGAAGCCCCATGAACGTCCCGTCCGTGAACCCGGCGTTCTCGATCGCGCGCAGCGAGTTGAAGTCGGCGCTGGTGAGCTTGTCGTCCTCCAGCAGCGAACGCCATGCGTTGGCGTTCATCGCGACGTTGACCGGCGCCCCGGGCAGATCGATCGCGTAGGAGGCGAGCAGCTTCTCCTTGGCCGCCAGCAGCGCCCGGAAACCGAGAGGGACCGGGTTGCTGCTGGTGTTGAGGGAGAACACGCGCTGGGCGTTCGGGAAGGTGGCCGTGGTCTCGGCGTTCTTGCCCTCCTGCACCGGACCGTCGAGCGCCTGGATGATGGTGCGATCGATCGCCCGGCCCATGGTGGCCGCGAGACGCTGCGTGTACGGCGACTCGAAGCTGACGAGGTTCTTCACCTTGTCGAAGCTGTCGAGCAGCACGTTCGAGTCGTAGCCACGGATGAAGCCCCAGCGCCGGGTGTGATCGATCTCATTGCGCGGCATCGGCGCAAAGCGATCGGTGATCTCCTGATAGTCAACACCGGCCAGCCGCTCCATCGTCCACGCCTCGCCCGTCACCGACTTGGTGGTGACGCTGGAGCGCAGTCGGGAACCACGCTGCTCCGCCAGCAGGTACACCATCGTACCGAACTGACGGACGAAACCCCTCTCGATTGTATCGCTCACGTGTTTTCCTCCTCTGGCATGAGCGTGTTAGTCCCGGGGTCCACCACGCCCTACCATCTACGAGGGTGTCGAAGCCTGCGGGTCACTGCGCCCGAGCCGATCTCCGGCCACGAGAGGTATAGGCATCTCGCATATAGCACGAAGCGTGCCAAGAGGTCAACTGGCCCGCTGCCGAATTTCGAGAGCCTCCCGGCTCAGACGTTCGGCCTCGGCGCGGTCGCCCCGGGTCCAGGCCTGGAGAGCCTTGTGCGTGAGCTCGACGGCCCTCCCCTCCGCCTGCGCCGGAGACAGCGCCCCGGCAGCCGGAAGCGCCCCCGCGGGGTTCGTCCCCTCCTTGAACAGGGTAGCCACCCGCGCCATGGCTTCGACCACCATCGGGTTCGCCCCGAGGCCCGCCTCGTTGAGCACCTCGCGCAAGCCCAGGAAATCCGCGCCTCGACCAGCGTCCTTGACGAGTTGGTCGAACGCCTGCCCGTGCTTCTCCTTGAGCATCTTGGTGGCCTGCACCACCATGTCGTCGGCCGCCTTCTGGAGTTCGACGTTGCGCTCGACGAACCGCTGGTAGAGCTTCTCGGCCTGCGCCGGGAGAAGACGGGCCTCGACCGCAAGCTGCTTGAACCACTCCAGGTTCTCGCCGGTCGCCAAGTGTTCGGGCGTACCCTCCGGAGGAGTGAGCTTGAACACCTCCGGCTTGTCCCCGGCCCCCAGCTTGAGGAGCCCATCCAGCCCAGCCTCCCGGAGCGCGCTCAGCCGCGCGATGTCGTCCGCCGGGACCCCGACAAACTTAGCAAGCTCCCGGTGGCTGTTGGCAAACTCTTCGAGAGTTTTGCCGGCGTACTTGGCGATTGAAGGGTCGTTTCGGAGGGGCTCAGGGAGCTTGTCGTACCACTCGGTTCCTGGGGCAGGACCTCGGCCTGCACCGGCTTCGGCTGGTTCCGGAGCCACCGCGCCAGCCGATCCAGGCGCGCTTGCGGCAGTCTCGGTAGCAGCGGAAACAGGGGCACTCGCGCCTCCCTCTGCCTCGCGCACGAGGCGCGTCAACCACGTCATCGGATAGCCTCCTTCTGGGGTTCAACCTGCGGGACCGCACCCTTGCGGACCCACTCAAGCAGCCGCATCACCACGACCCGCTGGCCCTCCAGGTGCAGGGTGTACAGCGGATCGAGCGCGCCGGCCGTCGTCTGCACCGCCGTCGTCCGGGTCTCATGCCCGTACATATGGCGGAGCGCCGCGATCACAAGCCGCCCGTCGTCGGTCTGGGACAGGCGGTAGGCAGCTTCGTGCACCGCGCGGGCCTCAACGTCAATCGAGGTCATCGTTGCTTACTCCCGGTAGCCGAGATCAGCTTCGCCATCGTGTTGCCCGCCTCGGCCGCCACCGCCGCCCCGGTCATCATCTGCTGCTGTTCGGCCCGAGCCTGCCGGATAGCCTCGATCTCCTGCCGAGACCGCATCAGCCGCGCCGGTACACCCGAAGCCGAGTGCAGGAGTGAGGCCACCGCGTCGGCATTCACCACATCGGCCGCCTGCGGGTCAAGCTGGCTGATGAAGGCCACGCCCTCCAGCCAGCGAACCGCCGCCATCGCCTCGGTCTGCATGGCCGAGGTGATCACCGGGGAGAGGTGCTGCACGATGAATGCCTGCCCCGGCTGGGCGGGCGGGGGTGGCAAGCGCCCCTGACGGGTCAGGACCCCGAGCACACGCCAGATCAACGGCTCCAGCAGGGAGTTCTGGAGGCGCAGCACCATCGGGCTGACCGCCCGGTTGCGCTCGTCCTGGTTGACCATGATCTCGCCGACCGTGCGGGGCTGCTTCGAGCCGGTCGGGTTCTGGTCCATGAACAGGTGGATGAAGAACGCCTCGCGGATACGCCGCTCCTTGTCAGCCAGCATGTCCACCCCGACCTCGATGCGGCTGGCACCGGGCGGCAGAAGGGGTTCGAGAGCCCTGTCTCCGTCCGTGTAGGTGATACCCGCCGGGTAGAGACGGAGCGGGGAGAGCAGCGCGCCATCGCGCACCATCCACGGCGGGTCCACCAGTTTCTCGGCCCCGCGCGTGATAAGTTCGGACAGGCTGTTCGCCTGAGCCACCTCCCCGAGCGCGGTCATGGCCGGCGAGCGGCCCCACACGCCGTCGTCCACGCTGTACCAGGGCACCAGAAAGATCGGCTGCTCCAGGAACACCCCGATATCGGCGTAGGTCTCGGTCTCCGGGTGCAGCCAGATGCCGACCCACTCCGCCCCTGTGGCCAGATACTGCTCCGGCACGATGTCCTTGATCTCCGGATCGTCCGTGCGGATGCAGGCATACAGCATCTCGACCGGAGTGTCCTTCTCGGCGTTCACCTTGCCGGCCAACGAGGGGAACTTCATGAGGGCCGCCCGGGCGCGGAAGGTCTTGCGGATATAGACCGCACAGGTCTCGCCCTCGGCGTCCGCCTCGCCCGACACTTCCCATACCGGGATATGCTGGAACCGGATGCCCTTGCGGGCCTTGCCGTCTTCCCAGACAGCGAAACAGGCGGAACCATAGGCCCCAAGATCGAGACACAGCTTGTGGAGCGCCGCGACGGCTGACTGCTTCCCGGTGAACAGGGCCGACCGTACCCGCTTGGCCACCAGATCGCACCACTGACGCAGCGCCATATCCTGCCTCAGCAGGTCCTCGTCGGCCTCCCCGTTGGTCCCCTCAGGCTTGATCCAGAACGATTGCGTGCCGACAGCCCCCGCCACGAACACATTCGACAGCAGGAAAGACGCGAACAACTCAAGCGACCGGACGGCGGTGCTGTCTGCCAAGCGCCGCTCACGCTCGTCTCCTGAACCCTGCTCCTCCCGGTAAGTGAGCGACGCAGGGAAACAGAAGTTCTGGACGGTACGCCAGAGGCCCTCCCGCTCCTTGCGGACGGTCTCGGCGGCCGCGATCCGCTCCCGGAGGGTCTTGGCCCCGGTCATCCGCCGAGCAAGCTCTTCGCGTTGAGGCTGGCGCGCCCCGAGAGCACCATGTCACGCTCCCCCGTCAGCCACGTGGGCGCACGTCCCGTTTGCGCCCGCATCTTCGCCTGCGTCGCCTCGAACGCCTTGCGATCGGCCTCATTGCCCGCGGGCGGGGCGCCACTCGATCCTGCGAGAAACTCTTCCCGGTCCTTCGCGGTCCAAGACGCCCCCCGCTTGCCGGCAGCCCACTCTCGGATAAGTTGGCTTAGCTCCTCCGAAGAGAGCGAAGTGTCGCGCCTAAATGCCACCTGATCCTCCTTCCCTACCCAAGCAGGCTGCGCCCGGTGAGCATGGTCCGCTCATCGGTGAACAGGGTGGCGGCGCGGCCTTGCTGTACCCGCATCCGCGCCTGCATCTCCGCGAACGCCTTGCGTTCGGCTTCCTCGCGCTCGCGCTTGGCCCGCTCCTCCGCCCGCCGCTCCGCGTCCTGCTGGATCGCGGTGTAATCCGGCATCTTTGGCTTGCCACCGAAAAAGCCCATCAGCGTCGCTCCATTGGATAGGCGGAGGACGCCTCCCTCATGGCGGCGTCCATCCTCCGCGCCTCTTCCGGCGTAAAGGCTCCACGAACCTTATGCCGTTTCGGCCGGGAACGCAAGGCCCACCACCTCGCCTGATCGATCGCAGACCGGGCCGTCAGCGGGATGAACTCCTCTGCCGCGGGGTCGTCACGCGGGTCGAGAGGGGCGGCGCGCAAAATCATCGCCTGAACCACCCCCCGACGGAGAAAACTTTTCTCCGCAGCCCCTCCTCGACGGAGAAAAATATTCTCCGAAGCCGCCGCCACGCCCGGCCGAAGGCCCGCCGGACAGCCTGATATATTGCTGACATGTCAGACGACCTCCTCGTCCACGGCGGCCCGCTTCTTCCGGGCCGGCCCTGGCTTGCACTTGGCCTCCAGTTCCGCCACGACGGCTTCCTGGTAGGCCACCAGCGCGGCGCGGGGGAAATCCCCTACCCGCTCGATGCGGAACTCCCGCGAGCCGCGAGCGGCCCACTCACGGAGCA